CTTCAAGAATGATTTTTGTACCAATCATAATCTTTTATTTCCTCCTTAATAGATTTTAAATAATAGTTATAAACGAATCCGATATGGATACTATTTAAACTTTTATTCATATGTTAATTATGGCTATTGCATAAGGATCTTTTCCATAGGTGAATCAACTTTGTTTTTGTTGATCATGGAGTTAATTACCGCATCATCCCAGTTTTCAGATGTCAATGCAGTAAATGCAGAGATATACTTAGGTACCATCTTAATAGATAATGGTTTATACTTATGCATATCAGTTTCCTTAGCTAAGCGGAATGGGATAGATTCATCTTTAACAGATCTACATAGCTCAGATACTAGGATACCAAACATCTGTGCAGAGATACCGAAAGATGAACCATTGAATTTAATGGAATCCATTAAGAATGCATGTAACTTATCATATGCAATTACATTAGGAATATTACCAGTGATCATAAAGATTCTAAACATATTCTCTACATTTGTAATATCCTCAGGAGATCCAGTGTTTACTATAACTACATCGTCTTTCTTGAACTTCAAGATACGGTAGTCTACAGGAACTGGAATCTTCTTATCTAATACATAGTCTTTAACCTTCTCTATTGAAGAAGGCATTGTAGATATAAGAACTGGATGGTTAAATAGTTTAACACCATAGATGGATTTCCCTTTAGAGTCAAATACTTCATAGGAGAATAGTCCTAAAGTGTTTACATATTCACCAGCTTCTTCGGCATATTTCATATGCCCATCATTTCTAAAATAATTCTCAGGGATGTAGAAAACTAGTTCTCCATCGCCTTTAAATATAAGGGAAGTTCCTTCTTCTTTAAGGAATGCTCCCACATTCTTCATACCCATAGTAACCTCCTATAGAGTAATAATTGTCTTATACTCTAATGTTTAGGGGTAATAAAATTACTGGATTTATTTATTCTCTAATGCAGTTAAACGATCAGTGATAGCTTTAAGCTTTTCATCCATAGTAACTTTATTATAGATAGCAGAGTTATAGTGAGCTGTAGTCAATACAGTATAGGAGTTAGCACCATTATAATGCTTTAACTCTTTACCGATTACTGTAGTGATAGATCTCTTATCACCAAGCTCTAGGTTATCGTTCTTATTAATCTTAGCAATTACACGGACATCATTGGTTGTAGTTTTACCATGATATCCAACTTGATTACCTAGAGTAATACCATTATTAAGAAAATCATTATTAATGTGATTATAGTAAGACCTTTTAGCAGAATACTTATAAATGCGAACGTAATCATGAGAATTGGCACACATATAAATATCCCCGTTAACGTAAGTAAAGTCTTCGATTTCACAATATGGCTCCATTTCAATTTCTCTAATAACTTTGAATTGATTACCGATTAAACGGCATTCAATCAATCGTCTAGTTACTGCAAAGATGATAGTATCACCATTGAAGAATGCACCATTAGAATCTACGTTGGTTTCATCTACTCTAACGATATATTCAGTCTTAGTAGTCATAGTATTATCAGTATATACTCTAACTTTACGGGATTTACTATCAGCTCCAGGAACTATAGATACATATCTACCAGAGCCAGCTATATCTTTACCGATATTAAAACACTTCTCTGGATAGTCATTAAACTCACCTAATACAAGTTCATCTAAATGATTACGGTTAATATTATAAATACGTGTACCATTAGCAGCACCATTAGTAGCTCTAATGATCTCACCATCCATGAATAATGTATTAACATGACCAAGTTTATCTATACCCTCAAAGTCAGTAAACTTAACTACATTCATATCCATATCTAACTCATAGATACGTTGCTTAGAGTTATCAGCATTACAACATGCTAAAATGAATCTTTTACTTGTCGGATCATAGGTAAATCCCTGACATTGATTAACTACAGTCTTATCAATATCGATAGTTTTTACAAAAGTAATGTTTGTTTGATCTGCTAAAGTTGCAGGTCTTTGAGCATTAATATCAGAACCAATATATCTGAAGGATTTCTTAAGAAGCTCAGTGAAGTCTTTTGTATTTTTCATAATAAATTCTCCTTTCATTACTATATTGTAAAAAGAAACCCAGAAGAGGTTAATCCTCTTCTGGGAATATTATTAGATAGCATTCAATTCATAACCTGGGTTAGTATATACTGCAACAGAATGTCTACTAGATTCTTCGGCATATTCTGTAGGATAGATTTCTTCAAGAGCTAAACTATCGTTAGTAGTAGAACCTACAGGTTCCCAAGTTTTCTTAGAGTAGTTATATTTTTTAGTTTCATCTAAGTTATATAATGGAATTCTATATTTACAGAATTCATAGGTACCTAATCCAGGATGATCTTCTGGGCATAATACATGAACGTATTTATCATAGTATTTAGCTAATTCATCAGTGGATGCAGGTCCTAATACGAATTCATAGGAATTAACTGTAGTATTATATAATTTAGATTTAGCATTATGAATAGTAGTTTCATTATCAATGATAAACTTCATTGGTGTAGATGGAACTTCAGGTTTATCATATGCTGGATCCACTACTAAATATATTAAACCATATCCAAGTAATAACTCTAGTTCACCTTTACGGTCAGAATCAGATGTGATTAATACTCTTTTAATATTTTTATTATATGCTAATGGAGCTTTAGATGTATAGATATATTCTAAATCTGAACTCATAGTATCTATAAATTTAGTATCATATGGAGATGCAATCAAATTAGCAGCATTAGCTACTGGTTTATATGTAACACCATCTTGATTTTTATCATACCCACTACCATCTAATTGTAGTGTAATACCATGGTATGTAACAGGGTTACCGTATGGGTCAGCAGCACAAATACCAAGTAATGGTAGATTATATTTTACTGAATCATCTATTATATCAGTAAATCTAAATTTAACCTCTTCAGCACCAATAATTTTACCACTACCTTCAGGTCTAGAGTTTCTATTGAATTTGATAACATCTTCATCTACATGAAGCATTGGGAATTCTTCAAATACTGCAGGTTGATTATAGTCATCAAATTTAAATAGATCGCCTGAAATAGGTACAAGATCACCAAAGTATGCATAACCTGGTTTAATAGTTAATTTAGCTAATGCATCTTTTTTGCTTTTCTTGAGCTTATCAGTGTACTCTTTATAATTAATAGGTCTACTATTCAATACCCCCATTATATTACGCCCACCAAAGTAAGCATTTCTATCTTTGATTAGTTTCAATGATTGTTCAAAATCAAGATATGTACTTGCGTCTACGAATGTTTTTGTTTTAGGGTCATATTTTTTAGTACCATCCATATTATAGATTTCGAATAGTCTTAAAATACCACCCAAGTTTGCATCTTCATTCAATTTAGCAATATTTACAAAATCATCTTCAGTTCTAATTTGAACATTGGTTGCTACCATAATGCTCTCGCCAGGTCTATCAAGATATACAAATTCAGCTAATCCATCATAATTGCTAGTTATACCACTATATGATACATTAAATTCCGGTAATTTAATAATATGAGCATTGCTTTCATCTCTAAAGCTATAATATGTTTCATCTGCACTTTCATAGCCATTATGACCAGCAATTTCTGTAAAATAGAGTACAGAATCCAAATCAATAACTAATTCTCTACAAGTAAGATCTATGTTTCTACCTTTATTTGATAAGGAAAAGTGGAATTTATTAGCATTGATTTTTGTAATAAGAGTATCCTGCTCTTCTCCATCTTTTTTATAGTATAATTTTGTATTGAAGTTAGGGAATACAAATTCACCAACTTCTAATGTATCACCAGACATATTAGATTTATCTAAATGAATATCAGTTGTATATACGGTAGTGATTTCTTGGCTGATACATTTTTTACTTACATAGGTCTTATATAGTGGTTTTAAGATAGTATTATAAATATCCGTAACAGGCTCAGCAGTTTTAATTACTAAGTTAGCATTACCTTTAGTTCTATATAAATCATCAGTCACTTCAGCAGAAGGGAAATCGATATCTATAGTTTTACCAGCTGGAATAACATATTCATCTGTGGCTAGTAATACAGAGTTAACGGAATTCAATTCCTCACTATCAGTATTATAGATAAATCCGCCAGCTAATGTATTCTTACCATTATTAAATCCTTCTAGTACTTTAGATTTTTTAATACTAGTAGGAACTTTATTAATTTCAGTAGCTAATGTAGAAGTCGAATTAGACTCTGGGGTTACATTATTAGCTTTTAAAGCTTGCTTTGCATCTCTAATATCAGATGCAATGCTTTCAAGGGTTTGAATGACTTGATTAACAGTATCAGACATTGGTTACCTCCTTTAATTTATTTAATTATAAGTGATCGTATTTTTCCATAGGAGTATTACCAGACGGTTCTGTAGGGAATCCTTGATTATTCTGGAATACTTCTAAATAGTCACCACGTTCTGAGATAGCATCAGGGTATAAATCTTCCATAGGAGTACTATCATCTGTTAATGTATTAACAGGCTCCCATGCCTTTTTAGAATAGTTATACTTCTTAGTTTCATCCAAGTTATATAATGGTAAACGGAATTTACAGAAGTCATATTTACCTAAACCAGGATGATCTTCTGGTACTAATACATGAACGTATTTATCCACATATTTTGCCATCTCATCTGTAGTATATGGTCCTAAAATGACTGTAGCACCATTACGGGTAACTTTAGATTGGTAAGTTTTAGATTTGGATACTTCAATAGTAGAGTCTTTATCTAGGATATACTTCATTGGTGTAGTAGGTTTTTCAGGTACTCTTGTTGCATTAAATGTTTGATAGATCATACCATAACCTAGTAAAGTTTTCAATACGCCACGTTTTTTACCATCAGATACAATTTTGATACTTTTAATATTTTCATTATATACTAATGGAGCTGCATTAGTTTTGATATTTTTAACCAATCCATTACTACTATCCGACAGATCAAGATCAGTATTATTATATAACTTCACGTCATAATGAGAGACCAATGTATTTACTGCATTTTTAAGAACAGTGTATTTTACTCCATTCTCACGCACTATATCTGCGTTTATATATAGTATAATTCCACCATATCCAATAGTATCAGAACTATAGAATGCGCAGTTTGTAATGAATGGATATACATCAGCTCTTTGTTTTGAATATTCATCAGCAAACTCAAAACTTGTACTATTATATGCATTAATAGCGTCTCTAGAATTAGAGTATTTACCTAATCGGAGAGCACCTTCTAATAGCTTAACCATTGGGAAGTTTTGATAATATGAGACATATGTAGCTTCATCATATCTAATCAATTCCGGCTCAATAGAGTTACCGATCATGTAATATACATATCCTTTATTTACATTGAGTCCTTGCACTATAGCTTTAGTACTTTTTTCTAATTTAGCCATGTACTCTTTATAGTTGAAGGCTTTCCTACCATTCTCATCAAGCATCATGACATTATTAGTATTCTTATAATATTCAGTTGCATCGATCATATTATCGTCTATAGTATATCCAGGTGATGTAAAATAACCACTTGTTGTTATATCTTCGAATGCCTTCGATATAGGATTATAGATCTTAGTACCATCCATATTATAAACTTTAACTAGACGTAGGATATTTGCAATATGTTTAGGATTATCCAATAAAGTTTTATTAATATCACTTTCTTCTGTACGGATTTGTACATTGTAAGCTTGCTCAACGTTAGCATCTAAGTTAAGACCATTATATGCGTACTCAGTAGCAGCATATTCAACGTTGAATTCTGGTAAATAGATAATATGATGATCTCTATCATCTCTGTGATTATAGTATTCTGCTGCTTCAGGATCATCATCTACTAAATAATGGTAACCATCATGACCAGAAATTTCTTTCTTAATAATTTGAGTAGCAAAGTCTAGATCAACAGTAATTTTCTTACATTTAATATTGAGGTCTTTACCACGATAATTCAAAGAGAAGTGGAATCTATCGATTTCAAAGTTAGTAATCAATGTACCTTCTTTATCTTCATCATTTTTAGCTGCATAGAAGTTTGTATTGAAAGTTGGGAATACAAATTCACCAAATTTATATACACCATTTTCTATAGTAAGATTTCCTTTCCTCAATAAGACTTTAATCTTACGGTTATCTACTTGTGTAATTGTAGAGTCATTATAGTCATATGTGAGACTACGCTTTAAATAAGTCCTATATAAAGCATTTAACATCGTATAATAGATGTTAGACATTTTACCGTTGTATCTAAATTTGATTATATCACTACTGCTAGTACTATTAACAATACCTGGAGTTGGGAAAGTCAGATTCAAATACTTACCTGTAGGTACTTCATACTCATCTGCTTTAACTACAGTAGTATTGCTATCATTTAATTCATTAACACTTTTGCTATTCGGATAGATAAATCCACCCTTAAGAGTATTTTGTCCACCATTGAATCCTTCTAATACAGTTGATGCCTTAATAGCTGCTGGTAACTTGCCAATTTCAGTAGCTAAAGTTTTTGTGGTACTGGAATCCAGTACCACATTATTTTGTGTGAGAGTAGACTTAGCATTACTAATATCATTGGCAATACCTTCAAGGGATTGTATGATTTGATTAGCTGTTTCTGTCATGACTATTCTCCTCTAATTTGTTTTAACTTTTCATTGATTGCATTCAAAGTGGCATTCAATTCTTCTTTAGTTACCAATGTAGAATTATCTACAGTTGGAGCTGGAATAGCTGCAATTGCTGCTTGCATTTCAGTCTTAGTTGGATAATCACCTAATTTAGTGGTCAATGCAGCAGTTGTAGTATATGCTTCTAAATCTTTCTTCTTAGTAAATAGATTATCAAACTCACCACGGTTATATAAGTTACCAAGTTTAGCTTGTTGATATTTAGTTACGAAGTAATGATTATCATCTTGGGTGATATTAGCAGCTGGGATAGCTTTGATTTCTTCTTTAGTAGCTAAGGAAGATGTATCAATTTCTCCAGTGTTAGCTTTAACCCACTCAGAACCAGTCCAGAATACAGGTGCACCTAGGGTAGTGTCAAAATACGTTTGACCAATAACAAGGTGCTCAGTTGGACGGTTTTCGGTACTCCCAGAATGAATAATTGGCACAGTTGCATATGTCATATTTTTCATACGGTTAACTTTACGTGGAATTATTTTAAACCCGTTAATGAAAATATGTTTTGGAGTTGTGCCATCAATACTATATGGATGGAGATAACCAGATACCTCTTCAACAATTGGTTTTAAAGTAAGAGTTTTAGCATCTTCATTAACTGCTGTAATTTCAAATGAAACAGATGAACCAGAGTCATGATTTTCTAATACGGTACCAACATTAACTATCTTACCACCCATAGTACCATCTTTGAATTTTGGTAATTCGCTGAATGTAGCTGTATATAATTTATCTTCCTCGTTATAAGTAAGAGAAATTATATTAGACGCAGCTCTATTTATAACTACTTCTTTAGTGTGCTCATATGTAGATACATATGCAAAGTGACCATATTTATTTGGATCTACTTCAGTGAAGATATCACCTTTAACACCAGCAGTATTTTCAGAGTAATCTGTACCTTTACCTTGGAGTGGAGTACCTTCAGAAGATGCAATATAGATAGCACCTAATTTACTACCATTAGCTTGGTCAATACCATTCGTATTACGATCTGCACCAATATATGGTCTAGAGATAAATTGTGTATTCTTAGTATTATAACTTTCAAGCATATAGCCAGATTTATCATATACCAAGTTAACACCTTTATCTCTAAAGAATTTTAAGGTTGCAGTTTCTGTAACACCATAAATTGATAATGGAATCATAGTATCAAAGAATGCGAAGTAATCAATTTTACTAAGTACTTCTGCAAAGTTAGCATCAAAGTTATCAAATGTTACATTAGAGATATTAAGAAGGGATACTTCACTATCTACTGAAGATAAAGAGATAAATGATGGTACTGTTCCGCCTTGTGCTCGTTCAATATTGAAAGGTTTTAAATCTAATCTAATATCAGAAACTGTAGCACCCGCTGTACAATTGATGGTTAAAATATCATTTAGAGCTCCTAAATCATAGTAACCTTTATAAGATAAGTTAGATAAATTATAGCATGTTAAGTTAACTGCGTTGCCAACTTCTTTAGCAATTTCTTCATTATCATATACAATGTCAATATTCTTAATGGAAGCTTTAATAGAAATGGAGATATTGTTTTTACAGTTCTTAGTAAGAATATTCTCAATTTTATTATTATTAGAGTATTGACCACTCATCTCGATAGAATATTCCATATTCTCAATAGAGATATTTCTAATTTCAGAATCAAAGAAACTGCAGCTTGTATAAATTGCATAATAGCCACTATTATACTGCATATTGGTACATTCAAAGTTATAGAACTTGTAATCGTGGGCATTGAAACCTTCATCAGAGTCTTGAGTGAAGAATATACCAAAGATAGATTGGGATGGTATACCTGAAGCGTCAGCTGGTAGCTCAAAGTTGTTTACTGTAAAACCATCAATTTTTACATTATAACCACGAGTTTGAGTAAAGATTTCAGGACGTAATTCTAAACCAGTATAATTGCCTTCACGGTTACCATGGAATTCAAGAATAGTTTTATATCTATTTTGAGCATGGATATTAAGGTATTTATGACGATCGCCTGGAATGAATACAGAAACTTTATTAGAAATTTTATAAGTACCATCTGGGAAGATTACTTCTGTATAATTCTCATCACGTACTTTTCTAAAAAGTTCATTTAACTTTTCAGTTACGTCAGTAGCACCAGTATTATCAATACCGAAGTCTAATACGTTAATAACTTTACCAGCAAATACTTTAGATTCAATATTTCTAATATCAGAACCTACTTTGCGAGCAAGAGGTTTAAGAGTTTTCTCAATAGCTTTTTTAAATTCAGCCATGTCAAAATTTCTCCTTTCAAAAATTTAAATAAAGGAGAGATGATCGTAATGATCATCTCTCATTAGTATTACTTTATTGTATATTAAATTGTCAGTTATTAAAGACCTATTGTTGAGGACTTTCTGCACCAGCTACAGGAGCTGCAGCTTCAGCAGTACCGTTTTTACCAGCTTCATATTCAGCAACCAAATCAAGTTCACCGAAATCTAAAGCTTCTTCTTTAACATAACCAGTCAAATCAACTGTGGAAGTGATTTCACCATGTTCAGAAATAGAAATGCCAGTACCAGCAGTTAATTTAGGTTGAACTTCTGCTGCTTTTGCATAGTCTGCTAAAGTAGTAGTCAAAGATGCAGTAGTTGCATAGTCACCTAATTTAGTAGTTAATGCTGCAGTAGTAGTATAATCAGCCAATTTAGTATCTACAGCTGTAATTGTAGAGTAGTCAGCTAATTTAGTATCTACGGAAGTAGTTGTAGCATAGTCAGCCAATTTAGTATTTAAAGCTTCTTCTTTAACTAAACCAGCAACTTTACCATCGACTAATGTAGTAATTTGCTCTGTAGTGGAATATGCGCTAAGATCAGGGGCTTGGTTAGGAGCCGTAGCGGAGATTACACCTTCTTCAGAGATTTGGATATTAAGACCGGCTTGAAGTTTATCTTGCTTGCCTTCTTTTAATTTTTTAATATCGACACCAACCGCTCTCGCAAATGGTGCTAATACTTTTTTCAATTGGGCTTGTACGGAAAGAGCCATTATTGAATTCTCCTTTCAAAATATTATTCTAACGAGTAAACATATTGCTCGCTACTAGTATGTTTCGAAAAACTAGTAGCGAGAATATTTCTTAAAATTAGTTAGCGCCTTCGTTGTATGCGTCAAGCATCAAGTTAGGATCTAATTCTTCTTCCTCTTCTTCACTTGCTTTAGGAGGAGCTGCTGGAGTAGGAGCAGGAGTTACAGTTTCACTTGTTGCTGGAGCAGCAGGTTGAGCTACAGGAGTTGTAGTTGCAGAAGATGCTTCTGTACTAGGAGTTGCAGCTGGAGTAGATGCTTCAGTATGAGTTTCGCCAGTAGCTGGAGCTACAGGTGCAGTTTCAGTACCAGTAGTTACTGCAGGAGCTGGAAACTCAGTATGAGTTTCTGTATTAGCTACAGGTGCCGCAGGTTGTTCAGTAGTACCAGTAACAGTAGTAGATTCTGTGTGAGTTTCTTCATTAGCTACAGATGCAGCTGGTTGTTCAGTAACTGTATTAGAAGGAGTTTCAGTATGAGCTTCTTCAGTAGTAGCTACAGGAGATACAGGTTGAGCTGTTTCGGAACCAGTAGTTACTGCTGGAGACTCAGTATGGGTTTCCTCAGTGGTGCCTGTTACAGGAGCAGGTGTAACTTCGGTATGAGTTTCTTCACTTGCTACAGGAGCCGCAGGTTGTTCTGTGTGAGTTTCTTCAGTATTAGAAACTGGGGACTCGGTATGAGTTTCTTCACTAGTTGCTGGAGCTGCAGGAGTACCTTCAGTACCAGTTGTTACTGCAGGGGACTCAGTGTGAGTTTCTTCACTAGCCGCAGGTTGTGCAGTTTCAGTACCAGTAGTTACAGCAGGAGCTGGAGATTCAGTATGAGCTTCTTCAGTAGAGCCAGTAGATGGAACTTCAGTGTGAGTTTCTTCATTAGCTACAGGAGCTGCAGGTTGTTCAGTAGTAGTGTTAGAAGAAGTTTCTGTGTGAGTTTCCTCAGTTGTACCAGTAGTTACAGCAGGAGTGCCTTCAGTACCTGTAGTAGCTGGGGATTCAGTATGAGTTTCCTCAGTAGTAGCTACAGGAGCAGCTGGTTGAGCTGTTTCAGAACCAGTTGTTACTGTAGGTTGTTCTGTATGAGTTTCTTCACCAGTGGCAGGTTGAACTGCAGGAGTACCTTCAGTACCAGTAGTTACAGCTGGAGCTTCTGTATGAGTTTCTTCAGTAGTACCAACAGCTGGAGCTGGGGACTCAGTATGAGTTTCACCAGTAGTAGGTTGATTTACTACAGGAGCTGCAGGTTGTTCAGTATTACCAGTTGCTGGAGCAGCTGGAGTATTACCTGTTTGATCTGCTGGTTTAGGTTTATTTTCACCAGTAGCACCATTATATGCATCAACCATGAAGTTAGGATCTAATTCTTCATCTTCATGATGTTCAGTATTACCTGTGGATGGTTGAGGATTTGCAGGAGTTTCTGTATGAGTTTCACCAGTAGTAGGAGCAGCTGGTTGAGCTGTTTCGGAACCTGTATTCACAGCTGGAGTGCCTTCAGTACCAGTAGTAGGATTTGCAGGAGTTTCAGTGTGAGTTTCTTCGCCTGTAGTTGGAGCAGCCGGAGTACCTGTTTCAGTATTACCAGTAGTAGGGTTAGCTGGAGCTTCTGTATGAGTTTCAGAACCAGTATTCACAGCTGGAGTATCTTCAGTACCTGTAGTAGGGTTAGCTGGAGTTACGGCGGAATTTTCACCTTCAGTTGTACCAGTGGAAGGAGCCTCTGTGTGAGTTTCTTCACCAGTTGTTGGATTTGCAGGTTGTTCAGTATGAGTTTCTTCAGGTTTATTAGGTTGAGCTTCATCATGTTTAGGCTCCTCTGTTTTACCGTTTTCATATGCATTAACGATATCTTTACCTAATTTGTCATCATGCTTATCTTCTGCAGTTGCAGTATAAGTAAGACCAGAAATTACCCAGCCAGCACGAGCTGCACCGTCAGCGATAGCTTTAAGGTTACCAGCAACTGTAGAGCCTCTGAAACGAACTTGTTTATCTTCATCTGGACCATTGTCGCTCATAGCAGCCAATACAGATGTAATAGAATCTTCGTCTAATGGACAGTTAGTCAAATCAAGACCAGTATTCAATTTACCAGATAAACGAAGTGTGCTTAATGCAGTAGCATCTTTAAACATATCTTTTGTTGTAGTCAAAGAGCCTACATTCAATTTCAATGCTTTCAAAGATTGACAGCCTTTAAACATAGCTTCAGCATTTTGTAAACCAGGAGTCTTGATTTCAACTTGTTCCAATTTGGAACAACCTTCAAACATACCTTTTGCAGATGCTAAGTTTTCAGATGTAGTCAATTGAACTTGAGTTAAGTTTTGGTTATCTCTAAACATGTAGTTTGCAGATTTAACTTTAGCCAAGTTCAATGGAGCTAATTCGTTCAATGCCAAAGCACCATCAAACATGTAGTCTGTGTATTCAGTATCATCAGTATTTAAGTTGTTATCCAACTTAGTTAATGTAGCAAACTCTTTAGGGTATGCAACTTTAAGGAAGTTGTAAGCATTCTTAGATACTTTGATGAAGTTAGCTGCAGAATCTTGACTCAATTCAGAATCTTCGATTACACCAGCTGGTTTCAAACCACGAATGTTACGAACGTCAATGGAAAGAAGTTGGTTTTTGAAGTCAATAGATGCATCAAATTTAACAACGATTTTCTCATCACGTTGAATTACACCATTAGCGGAGTAAGTAGAAAGACCAATGTGTTTATTAGTCCAATACTCGAAATTACGTACTTTACCAGCAGCACGTTTCAATTCGCCATCTTTTACATAATCAATTTCCCAGATTTCTTTAGCACCTTCAGAAAGAAGAACTTTATAGTTATCATCTGGATTAGAGAATACGAAAGAGATTAATAAAGAACGGCGAATCTCAGCTTTAATGTCAACCATATTAGCTTTAGGACAAGCACGTTTATTATCACCGCTAGCGGTAGAATAAGGGTTACAATTGGTAGGGTCAATTACATTATCAATTGCCATTTAGTTACCTCCATTTATAAAAATATTATATTAAATTACCATAATGTTGAAAAATATTGAGGAAGGTCATTAAGACCTTCCTCTAGAATTTTTATTTACTGTTTGGAGACCATTTTTGAGCCATAAGAGCTTCAATGATACGATCAGTAGAAGTCTTAACGCCAAGGGAGTTAGCAGAGTTAAGGGAATGACCTACACGAGCTTGTTTCATAGCACGGTTAGCAGTGTATTTTTCAAGCAAGTTTTTAGGTAAGTTCATAATCTTACGAGCTGCCATTTGGCGTTGTTCAGATTCAGTCAATTCTGGATCTTCATGGAAGTAGTCAGTAGCTACATCAAGAAGTTCAGTATATTTGTAAATCATTTCTGTATATACAGATTGATATTTACGACCGAATGTACGAGTATCAGAGATGATACGACCATCTAATGCAATTACAGTAGAACCATCAGCAAAGTTGAATGTGAATTTATGAGAACCAACTTCTTTAGATTCAGTAATAGCAATCTTATTAGCATTTTCAACTTCTTTACCATTTTCATCTGTAGTTTTCTTATCAACAGATTCAAGGATTTTAGCTTTCAATACATCAGAGAAGTCTTCATAAGGTTTTTCTGGTTCTGCGGAACGACCATCAGAAACTAATTTACCAGCTTTATCAAATTTAACTACAGCATCATCAGAGTAAACGATTTCGATAAAACCTTCTTTATCGATTTTAGCTTCTTTGATTTGAGTTTTAGTCAAACGAGTAACTGCAGCTTGGTATTCTTTAACAATTTCAGGATGCTCAGCAATTACATCTTCAGGACGTTGTACTATATAGTAGCCAGAACCTTTAAGAGAATTGTAGTCTTCAGCATCGCCATGAAGGTTACCTTCATCATCAACTAATACTTCGATTGCAGTAGCACGACGATCTTCTACTTCAACGTTTTCAGTTGGACCATAAGTGATTTTAATAGCAACTGCAGTTTCTTGAACTTCAGATTCCATTAAACCACCTAATTTACCAGGAACGTAGCAACGTTCATCTAATGTTTTACCTTGAGCTTTAGCTACATCGAATGGGGATACGTATTTGTATTTGTCAGTTTTCAATACTTTTTTAACTGTTTCATCAGTATGATCAAAAGCATTGCGAACAAAGTTTAAAACTGTACCATCTGTATATGTGACAGTACCAGTACCCTTTTTATCAGCATCTTCTCGGAATACACCATCAATCTTATTTACAGGAGCAGAATCTGCTGCAGTAGTAGGCTGAGTAGCAGTATTACCAAGTACTTCATTATCAGGCATAATACTTTCTCCTTTTAGAAAAAATAGAATTATAAAATAATGACCCCAATGGTTTTTCACCATTGGGGTAAACCATTATTCATATGTCTATAATTATTTTCTACGTTTTTTAGTTTTAGGAGCTTTAGGTTCTGCAGCTTTTGCTTTTAGTCCATTTTCATAAGCTTTAAAACCAGTGGAGATAGTAGAGCATAAACGTTGATAGTTAAATGCTACTTCTTGGAAGATACCAGATACTTCTTGTTTAGTCTTCATAGAATGAAGAGCACCACTTAAGAGAAGCATCATTGTATATAAACGCATCATTTGAACTTTATCACTGAAGTTAGTTGTAACTACAAGAAGTTCCATTAAGATGGAGAAGATATTAATAGATTCAACTTCGAAAGAAGTGAATTCAGAGATAGAATCCATGAATACACCTACATTGATATTCTTAATATTAAGACGTACCAATGCATTATGAATAGCATCAACGTTACGTTGTTGATGTTTAAATGCTTTACCTACGTTGAGATAGGATGGTTTATCATTCAATGCTTTATATAAGAAATCATATTCTTTAGCATCATTATTAGCATTCAATACATTGATACAATGCCCATGAACTTCTTGATTATCTGTAGAATCCATAATGCGATTCATTTCAGTAATACGATTTTCATAAGTTTCTGCAATGTAGTCTTCTAATAATTTAGATACTTCTTTAGTTTCTTCAAGTTCATTAACTTTCTTAATAGCATCATTAACAAAGTCACGACCTTTATCCATGAATGCATTACCGCAGATTTCACGAATGAAACCTTCGATGAAGAATTTATAGATTGTAGCATCATTAGTATTGACACCAAGTTTATTAGCTTGAACTAAAAGCTCTTGTTTAGCTTGAGGTCCTAAGATCATCAAGATATCAGATTGTGGATCATTTTGAAGAGAAGCATATGTATGGATAATATCTTGATATACTTCATCAGATAACTCAATATCTTTAAAGTCTTCGGACTCAGCTTGTTGAGCTTTAACATCTTCTACAGTAATATCAATAGTATCAAATTTGTTTAGGATTTCTTCCAATTCTTTACTATCGATAGGACTTTCGACATCTTTGGAATTTCCATCGGTGCTAACAACTCTGCTTGAGATTTTAACTTTAGAAGCGTTTCCTTCATGTCCGCTCTCAACTGTTGTTTCGTTGGAGGGAAAGTCGGCTTCAGCCTTATCCTCCTCAGGTAATACTTCTACTTTTTCCATCTTTTCGATTTCTTCTACAGTAGGAATAGTCTCTGGGGCGATTGGTTGAATGGTTTCACCTTCAGGGAATTTAGCCATATCTTCTTCAGATACAGTTTCTAATTCATTGATTTCAGTTTCAGTTAAACCCTCAGCATCTTTAGCTAAGTTTTTTACAAATTTAATGTCTTCTTTAGCGGTTGTCATTAGAATTCTCCTCATCTTCTTCTAAAAATATATCATGATCAAAAGCTGTAGCTTCTGTCATATTTGATTCGTCAATCTTTTCACCAGGTCTATATATAGGTCTAGTGAAATCTCTAGTAATAGTAATTTCTTTCTTTTCCATGATTAACCTAACCCTTGGATACGAAGACGTATCTCAGTAATATATTCAGGTAAGAAGTTTTCATTAGATAGAATAACTCTCATGAAATCATTATAGATATTTACATTCTCTCCAAAGTTACTTACAATCAAATCAACCATAGGTTGTTGATAACAGCTTTGAAGAAGATCAATCATGTTGATCTCTAATGTAGCGACATATTGGAGTACTTGTGGTAAGTTAGCATTAATAACTGCTAACTTAGTATTCTCCATAGTCTTACGGTTATAGATAGTAGAACTATCTTTATTCTTTTTAGACTCTTCTAACTCTAAAGCAGCATAGATAGAATCTTGTTCTCTAACTATCAATCCAATAACGAAATCAACCATATGCTTATTGAAGCTACAGACTAAGAAGTCATATAGTGTAGCTGCAGCAAGATAAATATTGTCATCCGTCATAGTATCGAATGACATATTACAGGAATTACAGATAATATCAATGATATTCCGATATGTGTCGCCTTCTACTGCATTAGTATTTTCGACATCCATTGGGAAGTTTGCACGGATATTATCAAAGTTAGATTTAAATGTGTTTACAATATTAGGTTTTGGTATAATAGCAAACTCGTAACGTTTACTGATCTGATCAGAGATCACATCATAAATATAATCACTACTAAAATTTGCTAAGATTTCAGATAACTGATGCTCATTGGCTAACTCATAGCCACTTGCTGTACTATATCCGAACATAGCTCCTCCTTACAAAAATAGATTTGTATAAATTTACTATATTGTAACTAGATAAATAATTTTTAAACTTTATCATAAAATTTTGCAAGGTTACCAGATATATGACTTTTGACATTTGGATCATCTAAACTATAGATAGAAGTAAATGCTGACGGATCTAATTCTCCTTCAGTCTCATTACGTATCTGATCTATTGCATCTTTAGTCATATTATATTTATAAGCATAAGCTTTTAAGAATTCAGGATTTCTAAATGCTTCTTTAAGAGCTGCATCTTCTTTAGCTCTCTCAGCTTTCTCCCATTCTTGATATGTAATACCATGAGCTTTAATCATGGCTTTATATTTATCCATCGGAGTAATCTCTTCAGGATTATCTTTATTCATTTCCTGTTGAACTTGATGAATCTCATCATAGATCTCAACAGTCTCTGTTCCAACATCGAATACTACATCATCAACATCATTATCAGTCTTGATACCTTGCTTTGTAATACCGAAGTTTTCTTTAAGATTCTTACCTTCATACCATACATATAATGCCATGAGATAAGAGAAAGTTAAATCGTCATGAGTATTAGC